AACGGCACATATCGTATTTTAGGCATTCTCATAAACGCAGAAACTGAAGAACAACGACAGATTACTGGCGTGAGATTCAACCTAACCGACTCTTGGGGCTCTTAAGGTAAACCGCAGAACGTGCAGCTCTTGACATGGAGCGCAAAGGCAAACTACCTAGGAACAAGAAAACGAGCAGGGGCAGGAAATGACCGACAAAATCTTCACGCTAAATGACAAGCAAATGGCACTATTCGAGCAGGTCTGTGAGCGGATAGCTGAAGGTGAGTCTATCAGAGTTTCATGTAAGGATATTAGAGGCGTGTCAAAGCCGACATTCCTACAGTGGATCAAAGATGAGAGGGATACGGGGGGTGCTGTACTCTCGGACATGTACGCGCAAGCGAAAGAATCCAGCGCCGATGCGTTAGCCGATCAGCTTATTGAAATAGCCGACAACATAGAGGGCGACACCAAGCGTGACCAATTGCGTCTTGATACGCGTAAGTGGATTGCTGCCAAGCTCAAGCCAAGGAAATACGGCGACAGAATCCAAGCTGACGTTGGCGGCTCTATCAACGTGAACATATCAACGGATGACGGCAACTGTGCTTAGCAATCAATTCAGGCTAACCGAGAAGCAGCGCGAGGCCATTAAGATATTCGGCAGCGACCCTATGAATATCCTGCTGTACGGTGGGTCACGCTCCACCAAGACATTCACCAGCATACGAAACATAGTCAACCGCGCACTGATCGCGCCTAAGTCACGTCATGCTGCGTTGCGGTTCCGGTTCACGAACATCAAGCAGTCAGTGATCTATGATACGTTCCCGAAGGTCATGGAGCTATGCTTTCCGCAGGTGACGTATAAGCTGAACAAGTCGGACTGGTTTGTTAGGTTCCCGAATAAGTCTGAGATTTGGTTTGGTGGCCTTGATGATAAGGAGCGCACCGAGAAAATCCTAGGCAACGAATACGCCACGATATTCCTTAACGAGTGCAGCCAGATTTCCTATGATGCCTATCTACTAGTGCAGACAAGGCTTGCACAGAAGGTCACGTTTGAGAAGGGAGGGGTTACCCACGAGATGCGGCTTAAGATGCTGCTTGACGAGAACCCACCGATGCGAGGACACTGGACGTATCGTCTATTCATTGAAGGCGTTGACCCTGAGACTAAACGCAAGCTGAAAGATCAAGAAAATTACGCTGTTCTTCAGATGAACCCGGCTGACAACGTTGATAACCTGCCAGCGTCATATATTAAAACGCTTGACAACATGCCTAAACGAAAGCGTGATAGGTTCTATCTTGGTTTGTTTGGCTCGGCCTCAGAGAACGCGCTATGGACGAGTGAGACTATCGAGGGGTCAAAGGTTGACGAGAAACCCACCATGTCGCGTATCGTCGTCGCTGTCGATCCTTCGGGCACTAAGGGCGAGGAAGGCAACCGGAATGATGACGTTGGTATTTTAGTTGTAGGTCTTGGCATAGATGGTAATGCATACGTGCTTGAGGATCTTACTATTAACGCGGCACCTGCCAAGTGGGGCAAGGTTGTTGCTGAAGCGTTCACGAGATGGGAAGCGGATCGGGTTATTGGTGAGATTAACTACGGCGGTGCTATGGTTGAGTTTGTTTTGAAGACTGCAAACAGTAACATACCTTACCGCAGTGTCCATGCGTCGCGGTCCAAGATGCTAAGGGCCGAGCCTGTCAGTGCGTTACATGAAACTGGCAAGGTGAAACTGTACGGTACATTCCCCGAGCTTGAAGACGAGATGTTAAGCAGCACAACGCAAGGATACACGGGCGACAAGTCACCAAATAGGCTGGATGCGTTTGTGTTCGGGGTTGCCGAGCTATTCCCGTCTATTACTAAACCAATCAAGAAACATCGCGCACCTGTGTCCGTGCCGAACCTTATAAGGGTATAATATGAGCGCACGACTATTGACAACCACTAGCCCACCACCTTCTGATGATTCCGATAAGCTCGGTCAGTTCCGTATTGATATTGTGAGCGATGCCGAGGTTGTTGAAGACCAACGCGACAAAGCAAATGAAGACATTCGGTTTGTTAATGTTGATGGCGGACAGTGGGAGGGGTTCTTAACGGGTAATGCGGACCAGCCTAACCGGGTTAAGCTTGAACTTGATACCGTATCGAATCCGCTTCAACGTTTCATTGGCGAGTGGAGTCAGAACCGTGTCGGCGTTGATTACAAATCTGACGATCAAGCCACGTCTGACGATGACGCTGAATTGTTGAATGGAATATATCGATCAGATTTCAGGGATTTTTCTGGACGTGTTGCAACGGATAACGCTGTAAGCGAGTGCGCCACTTGCGGGTTCGGTTCGTTCAAGCTTGCGACAGAGTTTGAAGATGATGGAGATCCGGAGAACGAGAACCAACATGTCGTATGGGTGCCGATATACAACTCATACAATACTGTTTACTGGGATCAGGCCGCGCAACGTATAGATAAGCGCGATGCACGGCGCTGCACTATTCTTGCACAGTTCACACGAACTAGTTTTGAAGACTCTTTTCCCGGTAAAGATCCTGTGTCTGCTTATAATCCGAATACTTTAGGCTATGAGAATACCAATGTTCGTCAGATTGATCTGGTTTATGTTGCGACTCGATATGACGTTGTTCGAAATAAGGAAACAGTTTTCGTCTACAATAATTTAATGACCGATAAGGTAGACGTATATAGCGCGGATGACCACGAGTTAATCAAGGATGAGTTAAAGGCCAGCGACACTCATAAGTTCGTGCGTAAACGGAAGATCATTAAGCAGAGTGTGGAGAAAACTGTATTCTCCGGTGCTGACATACTTGAACCTACTCGTCGTATTGCTGGTAAGTATATTCCTGTTGTGTCTATGTATGGCTATCATGCGTTTGTTGATGGCACTGAGCGGTATCGCGGTATCGTGCGGAAGCTTAAGGACGCTGCCCGACTGTATAATCAGCAGGTTTCACAGCTCTGCGAGAACGCTGCTAGTGCTGGGCAGGAGGTGCCTATTTTCACCGTAGAGCAGATGGAAAACCCCGACATCCAAAAGATATGGGCGAACAAGAATAACAAGTCTTATCTTGTTGTGGACTCAGTTAAAGACGCTGATGGCAACCCAATTCAATCCGGCCCTATTGGGTATTCGAAACCCGCGTCTCTTGACCAATCAACGGCTACATTATTGCAGTTGGTCCCGAACTACATCAAAGACACAAGCGGGTTTGCAGCTGGCGAGGCGATCAAGAAGGAAACCAGCGGTAAGGCCATGCGCGCCATAATGAAGCGCGAGAATATGAATACTCAGGTGATTAACACCAACATAGCAAACGCGATTGAGTGGTCGGGCGAGATTTATCAGGCTATGGCGTCCGAGATTTACACGACTAGGCGCATGGTTAAGACCCTCGGTAAGGATGGAGAGACGGACGCTAAGCAGCAACTGTTGACTCATGTTCTTGATGAAGAAACAGGTCGCATGATTGAAGCTAATGATTTAAGGGGCAAGAGGTTTAAGTCTTATTCTGATGTCGGACCACAATATGACAGTGTTCGGGAGGAAACTGTCGAGGATATCAAGGGTATGGTAGATGTTGTGCAGGCTATCCCCGGTGGTGAGCGTTATATGCCTTTGCTACTATCAACGATGGTTGAAAATATTGTTGGCGTAGGGCTGGGTCCGCTCAAAGAATTGAATAGAACGATCATGCTAGAGCAGGGGTCTGTTAAACCTGAGACTCCTGAAGAAGAGGCTATCGTCCAGAATTTGCAGCAGCAGGCACAACAGCCAGATCCTCAACAGGTTCTTATCGAGAGCGCAGCAGCTCAGCAGCAAGCAGAGGCGCGGTCACTAGACGCAAGCAGTGTTCAGAAAATCGCAGACGCGAACAAGAAGGATGCGGAGACAGTCAAGACATTATCTGAGGTTGGCGTTGATAAAGCTAAGGTTCAGGAACAGGCTATTCAGACTCGTCTTAAGGCGTTCCAAGGTTTGCAAACAAAACCTCAAGCGGACGCACGGAGTTAACAAGGTATAATTGATTTATTGTAGGTTATATGATAGCCAATAACTAAGGCGGATCGCGGACCGTTTTTATAAAACCGTGTAGCTGCATTATCGGAGGCATTCGAGAACCGCAGCACCACTCGACCCATACTGAGGTTAAATAATGGCTGACGAAGCGCTTAATACACCTGAAACCACGTTAGAAGACGCGGCCCCGATTACCAAGGTTGAAGTAACTGAGGCAGTCGTTGAGACACCCGAGACAGAAGAAGTTGAAGTTGTTCTTGAAGGTGATACTGGTTCGCAACCAGATCGTAAGAATACCGGAATTCGGAATAGGATTAATAGGCTTAATTCCAAGGTTGAAGTTGCTGAAGCTGGCAGAAGTCAATCGGACAATGCACTAGCAGTTGAGCAGGAGCGCAACAAACTGTTGCAAATGGCTCTTGACGCGCAAAATGCACAGACCGAGGATGACGGACCTCCTGATCATAATAATTTTCATGAAGGGGAATCTGATCCTGCTTATGTGGCCGCGCGCAAAGCGTACATCACAAAAGAAGTTCAGGCTAGTATATCGCAACATCAATCAACGCAGGCTCCGATTGCAAAGCAAGCCGAGGATCTAGAACGCCACCAGATAAAGCACTTAGAGAAGGCTGATAGTCTGGGCGTAAAAGACTTTGACGTTAAACAAAGTAAAGTTCTGGATGTATTAGGTAATGATATTGTAAACCAGATCATTACTAATTTCGAAAAGTCACCGGAGCTTGTGTATTACCTCGGAACAAATGTCGAGGTAGCAGAGGAACTAAAAGAGCTTCTTAGTACTAGACCGATCAAAGGTATTGCAAAGATACAAGCGCTTTCGGAGAGACTTACTGTCAAACCAAGAGCAAAAACAGAAAACGCACCTGACCCTGATACTGAACTTGAAGGCGCATCATCACCGCAATCTTCTGATTTTGAGAAAAAACTAGACAAGCTCAGAAAGAAAGCGGCAGAGACTGGTGACATGTCTCAGTTGATAACGTTCAAGAAACAACAACGGGCTAAGGCTGCACAGTAAGGAATTAAACCATTGCCTAATGCATTCTCGAAAGAGGAAGTAGTATTCTTCGAGCAAGTAATCGAAGGGTTCGACCCTAACAACATCACTGCACGTCAGGTATCAAAGTTCAAGCCGCCTTCCACTGAGTTTGAACGTTCTGCTCTGACAGTTCACCGTCCAACACCTTATATCCCTGTAGGCGGGGAAGGTCTTGTAGTTTCTACGTTCTCGGACCGTACACAGCTTACTGTACCGTCAACACTTAATGCGAATGACAGTGCGCCATCTGATATTAAGAACGTACCGTTTAATATGAATGCAGTCGAGCTGAATGACCCTAAGCAGCGGGATCGCATTGCTCAGGGTGCAGTTCAACAGCTTTCCGCAACAGTTGATCGTATAATTGCTACTCAGGTCGCAAAGCGCGGATCTTTGTTTATCAAGAATGGCGCTCCCATTACGTCTTATGAGCATGTTGCTCAGGCTGAAGAGGCCATGTCAATTCGAGATGTTCCACTTACTGCGGCTCGTACATTGATCATGAACCCCATTGATTACAACTCTATCTCGGCAGGATTGGCAAACCGTGATGCACCTCCTAATGGCGTATCGCTGACGGCTTTCGAGCGTTCAATGATCCCTACAGTTGCCACGTTTGATAGCTTCAAGGCAAACTTTATGCCTACGCAAGCGGCAACAACTGCAACAGGATATTTGGTTAACGGCGCTAATCAGGATCATGATCCGGTTGCTACAGACGTTAATGGAAACAACGTAGACAACCGAGTTCAGAATTTGATCGTTGACACAGGGTCAAATGCAGTTAACGAGGGTGATGCCTTCACAATTGCTGGTGTGTTTGCAGTCTCTCACATTCACAAGAATGTAACACCGAATCTACAGGTATTCCGAGTTACATCGGTTGCGGGTGCGGCGGGTTCTCAGACTATCCAGATCACCCCGGCGATTGTTGTCGATGGTGGTGGTGGTGGCGCTCAGGCTAATACCGATTATGCCAACTGTTCTTCTATCCCGGCTGATAACGCTGCACTGACATTTCTCAACGTCACGGATGATCGTCCGTCTAACATCTTCTTTGTGAACGAGGCTGTCGAGATTATTCATGGTTCGCTTGCGACTATGGATCTTGAAGCAGGCGGTGTTGGTACAATGTCAATGTCTACTGACAGCGGTATTGAAATCCTGTTTGCCAAACAGTCCTCAATCAATAATCTGAAGACTGATTACCGTCTTACTATGTGGATGGCAGGAAACGTTCTTGTGCCTGAAATGTGCGGTAACTTGATTCAGTAATGACAACATGGCGGGGCTTCGGCCCCGTTATAATTCAATTCATCAGGGATAATCTATACATGGTTAAGAAAGCATTCATTAAGGGCCTTACGTGCCTTTACTTAGGTAAAGATGCTCTGAACTTTCACCCTGACGATGTGGAGTCAGCTCTTGCAGACGGATGGACCGACAAACCGGGTGGAGAGAAAACTCCTATTCACGATCTAACCGACACGGAACTAGGCGATACAGAATCTAAAACCAAGTCTGGCAAGAAACGTAGATCGGTAATTTAATGTCAACGGGAACAGAGATAATTCAAGACGCTCTGGCAGAAATTGGGGCGTTTTCTACTGCAATGCCAGCCTCTGCTGCAAGCATCGAGTCAGGAAGGCGAAAGCTAAACTCCATGCTTGAGTTATGGTTGTCTGATAATATCATACTCGGAACTACCCCCCTTGAAGTTTCAGGTGATGAGTTGAACGAGCCAGCAGATAGCAGAAACGCAATAGTTTATAATCTTGCACTACAGCTGGCGGGACCGTTTAGCAATGGTAAGCAGATTGTGACGCAGACCCTTGCGAATAACGCTCGAAGTAATTTCATGAAGATTAAGTCACTTTATCGTACCATTGATATCCCTGACAAGGTTATTTCATCTACAACACCATTAGGTGCTGGAAATCGAGTAGGCGCGTGGACGCGTCAGTATTTTCCTAAGGGCAGCACTATATCCAATTGAGGTAATAAATGCCTAGAATACCTCTACCCGTAGGAATTGTTGGACACGAGGATTTACCGAGGACACGGCAGTCTCTTACGAACTGTTTTAATGTTGGTGGTGGGGTGATTATGTCTCGTCCCGGTATTGAGGAGATCACCAGTACGGGTGGCGTGGCTCGGGGTCAATTCGTCTGGAATGGCGCGCTGTATCTTGTGGTCAGTGAACAGCTTCTTAAAGTGATCGACGTAGAAACTGGTGCGACGAGCGTTATTGGTCCTATTGCTGGGTCTGAATTTATCACGACTGCGGTAGGGTTTGTAGAGGCGGCTATTGTGGTTAAGGGTGGCGCGATCTATACGCTTGACAAGTCTGATAACTTATCAACGGATATCGTTGGTACAAGCATTGGTGGGGGAGAGATACTTTCATCAGTTGCTGTTGCGCACATAGACGGAAGATTTGTTTATGTGCCCGCAGATGGTTCTCCCGCGTTCTTCTCTGATGTTGGAAACCCTGCGAGTGTTCAGGTTCTGAGTTTCTTCGATGCTGAAGAACTGCCGGATGATAACACCACGACATTTAACTTGCGTAATACGCTGTATATAGGCGGCACTGACAGCTTTGAGTTATTTCAGGATACAGGCGCGACACCAGTTCCATTCACGCGGCTGACGGGCGCTAGAATTGATTACGGATACATCGGCGGGTTGACTGCCTACGCGGATACTTATTTTTTCATCGGCCGAGAGAAAGATCAGGATTTCGGAATTTATGCCATCTCACAAGGTAAAGCTGAAACAGTATCCAATGAGGCTATAGACGTTATCTTGGCTGGCTACACTCAGACAGGTTTACAGAACGCGCAGGGCGCTCGGTTTAAATGGCGAGGGTATGACATACTAACGTTCTCGCTTGCTTCTGACAGCTTTGGTTTTTACAAGGGGAACTGGTTCAAGCTGACAGTTCTTGAAGGAAGCACAGAAAAATCGTGGGGCGGTCAGTTCATTAACCAGTTTATCGGCGAATATTACACGTCATCGAGCGATAAGTTCGGCAAGCTGGCAAAGATCAACACGGAAAATGGCGCTAAAATACCGATAGTTGTAGACCTTGCGTTTGAACAGGCGGATAACGAGTATTTCGCATGTCAAAGCGTGTCACTTGGTATTTCTCAAGGGTTCAACCCTGAGGTTGGCACTGTTGGCCTTGCTATGAGCCGGAATAACGTAGAGTACGGAGAGTTTCTGTTTCGTGATCTTGCGCAGAAGGGTAATTACACTCAGCACTTGACTTGGAACGAACCGGGAGGTCTTGGCGCGTATGATGGATTTATGGGTATGAGATTTTACACGACACAAGACGTAACATTCAGCTCGAACGCGCTATCTGCGTTTTTCAGGGGGTAATATGTCTCACGAAATTGCAACAAAGCCTGATCATGGCGCGCAGATCGTAGAGAGTGGTCGTGCTTCGTCTAGATTACAATTATTTTTCGATCATATTGTGCAAAGATTGAACAGTCGTGTGTTCGGTGATTCCGTTTTACTTGAGATATACACTGTTGCAACTCTCCCTGACGCATCCAAGAACGAGAGCGGTATGATTTACGTTTCTGACGAGCTTGGAGGCGCACAACCTGCGTTCTCTGATGGTACTAACTGGCGGCGCGTGTCAGATCGTGATGTTGTGTCATGATTGAGCATTGCACGGATTATCGCAGGGTAAAGAGGTTGGCTGACGCTAATCCTATTAGTGAGGATAAACCTTGGAAACTCGCAATATGGCGGGATGTAAAGTACCTGATTGAGACTGATGATGACACAGGTGAAGATTTAGGAGTTTGGTGTTTCGAACCGGACGACGAAAAAGAAAATGGATTTTTGATGCATGCTGCTATGGGACCTAAATGCAGAGGTAAACGCGCTGTTAGTAGCGCACTTGATGCAATTAGCTGGTTGTTCGATAATACAGATGCGTGTGGTATCATCGCGCCAATTAATGTCAAGACGCGTGGTGCTTGTGTTATAGCTATATCGACTGGTTTGAAACCAATGGGCGAACATGGCGACATGCGTAGATACTACATAGATCGCTCTCTGTACGCAGATGTGCGGAAAGGTTACAGAGATGGGTGATTTTCTTGGAAAGAACACAAACGCGGCATCAGATGCGGCATCGGCACAAAACGCTATGCTTGAAAAAGCTATTGCGGAACAGCGGCGACAGTTTGGTGAAACACAGAAAAACCTATCACCTTTCATCCATGCGGGTTCTGGTCAGCTTGACGCGCTTACTCAAGGTACGACTGCAGGAGGTCTTGACGCTCGGTTAGCTGAAATCTTCAACACTGATACATTCGGATCGTTGGTTGATGAACGAACACGTTCGGTGCAAGGGCAGCTTGGCGCAACAGGTCTTTCAAGATCAGGGTCAGCGCTCCAACAGATCGCAAACGTGCCTACAGACATAGGATTGCAGATTGAACAGATGCTTACGGGCAGGTCTTCAGCTCTTGCTGGGCAGGGTCTTGGCGCTGCTACTGGATTAGGTCAATTCGGAGCACAGGCAGCTGGAAATATTGGTCAGTCATTAACACAGCAAGGCGTAAACACTGGGTCTGGAATAATCGGGGACGCGCAGGCAGGGGCGGCACAATTTAGCCAAATACTCAATGGTGGATTATCTATTTTCTCAGCTCTCCCGTTTTCAGATCCACGTCTTAAGATGAATACTGAGAAAATCACAGAACTAGGTCCGCTGGACGTATATCAGTGGGATTGGATACCGGAATCCGAAGGAACGATCATTGCGAAATGCCCGACGATAGGTTTCATGACTGATGAAGTCTCCAAGATATACCCTGATCGAGTTAAAGAGTTCGGCGGGTGGTTTTATCTAGATTATGACGGCGTGTTTTCAGACATCGAGAGAGATTATAAGATTCCCACTCATGTAATCGAGGCGATGCGCGAAGAAGAAAAAATTGCTATGGGAGTTAATGCATGCCGACATTAGCAGGTTTTAACGGCGGATCACTGGTCGCGGACATATCGCAGGCGCTCGGTCATATTGAACAAATGGGCCAGCGGTCTAGAGACGAGCGGAAACTTCAGGAGTCAGAAAACCTAGCGCTACAGTCTCGGGGTATCGCACCACCTAAAAAGGAAGGTGGACCGCTTGGTTTCCTAAAGAATATCGCGCCTGATTTGTTTAAATCTACTAATGATTTAAACGCAGCTCGTGGTGATGTAAATGCTGAAGTCATCGGTAATATCGATCAGGTCCGCGCAAGTGCTCAGAATAATATCGATGTATCGACGCGTATTCTTGCGGCTAAAAGTCCCGCAGAGAAGCAGAAGATAATCCGTGAAGATGCTGAACGTGTTAGTGCTGCTGGTGGTGATGTTTCGAGGCATGTGGAGTTATCTAATATGCAGCCTAATGAAATGGATCTTCAAGCGCAGAAATCACAGTTAACGGGTAAATCTGCTCTTGACGCACTGCCTGCGATTACAGACCAAGAGCGCGAGATTGCACGTATTAAGTTGAACGTGCGTAATCCTCAGGTTGCGGCTGGATTACGGCAGGCAGATCAGCAGAGGTTTGCATTGGGTCAGGCTAGGCAGGAAGCTACCGCCGCGCAACAGGCTGCTACTGTGGCTGAAACAGCGCCTCAGACGGAGATAGGTAAGTCTACTGCTGCTATTGATGCTGATGAGGCAAACCAGAGAATAACACCTGAACAGGCTGCACAGTTAAGAAGTAATGTTCAAGATTCTCTGACGGCTACTGGCGTTACTTTTGAGGATATCACTAATGATGCGGGTCAGGTAATAGGGCAGCGTAATACTGCTACAGGGAAACTATCAGATGCCCCTGATGCGTTATCAGCGGCGGCAGAAGGCACAGCAGAGAGCCTTGGACTAAGCAAAGAAGCAGCAGGTCGTTTTAAGGCTGCAATGCAACGTGGACAGACTAAGGAAGAAGCTCTTCTTGAAGCGACAGCACCTAGTACAATCGTGACTGATTTCAAGAAGGTCAGCGCAGCTTCTCAATCTCTTACTGGAATGTTAGACGATTGGGAAGCATTTATTGCTGAAAAAGGCGGACAGTTTTTACCGGGAACGACTGAAGTTCAGACGGCGAAGACAAAGAGACGGGCGATACAGTTACAACTTAAAGAGTTGCTAAACCTTGGCGTTCTAAATGGTCCAGATTTGAAACTTATGGATGAGATGCTTGCAAATACGCAGCTCAGCATTTTTAGCCTATCTCCAGATCTATCTCCTATGTTGGGAAATTCTCTAAGTAGGACTCAGGCTTCAGTAAAGACCATCAAAGAAATGATGTCGCGTGTTGTCTCAGATAAACGAGAACAGCTTACCGGAAGCTCTGTTGCACCAGAAGAACGTGCAGCGCAGAGTGATGCGCAAGAGATCTACAATAATTCGCCATCTGGCACTATATTTACAGGGCCTAA